CCTGGCTCCCTCCGGGCTCCAACCCGCCCTCCGACGCCACGCAGGCCACGGCCCTCGGCATCACCGCTGCGCCCATCTCCGCCTGGACGCTCGGCCAGTACGTCCAGGGCCGCACGGCTGGGGCTCCGGGGGAGATGTTCTGGAACGGGACGGCCTGGAACATGGGCCGGAGCGTGACCCCCTGATGCCCTGGCACAAGAGCACCGACGCCCCCGGCTGCGACGGCATCGCCGTCGTGAAGGACGACGACGGCTCCGTCGCCGGGTGCCACGAGAACGAAGCCGACGCTGACGCCCAGATCGCCGCCCTGTACGCCGAGGAGCCCGAGGTCGAGGCCGCCCCGGCTGCTGGGCCGCCCGCCGAGTTCCACGGCCCTCTGGCCTTCGAGGGGGAGCCCACCGGCGACGGCCGCATCTTCATGCCCGGGTCGCTCCGCTGGCGGGAGCCGCCCCTCCCGCTGATGTGGCAGATCGAGTCGTGGGAGGGCCACTCCGGGGCCGTGCAGGTCGGCGTGCTCGACCGCCTCGTCAAGCGTGGCGCCGTCGTCTGGGGCTACGGCACGTTCGACCTCGCCTCCGAGGAGGGCCGGGAGGCTGCGCGCAGGCTCAACGAGGGCTACCTCCGAGGCAACTCCGTCGACATCGACGCCGACGCCGACGTGGAGGTCGTCATGCCCGAGGGCGACGAGGAGGCCATCTTCGGCATGCCCGAGGAGGTCCGCTTCCACGACGCCGCCATCATGGGCACCACCCTGGTCGCCTTCCCGGCCTTCGCCGGTGCCCACCTGCGCTCCGGCCCCGGCGATCCCGACGCCGAGGAGGAGGTGGACGCCCCGACCGTGGTGATGACCGCCTCCGGCGAGGTGGGCCTGCTGCTGGGCGGGACGGTCGTGCCCGCCACCCTCGTCCGCATGAACGGCGACCGCTTCACCGTCGACCTCGTGCCCGCTCCGCTGGCGCCCGCTGGTCAGTCCTACGAGGAGTTCGTCGGCGCCCCGCCCTTCCCGCCCAAGGACGACGACGAGGAAGCCGCTCCGCCGCCCGGCGGGGAAGCGCCCGCTGAGGCCCCTGAGGAGCCCGAGGAGGATGACGTGCCCTCCGGGGCGGCCCTCGTGGCTCTCCCGGCGGAGGGCTCCGTAGACGGCCTTCTGGACGCCTCTGCGGACGGCCCGGCGCACGTCACGCTGGCCTATCTCGGCCAGGCTGGCTCCCTCTCCGACTCCGACCGTGAGTCGCTCCTCGCCACGCTCGCCACCGTGGCTGGCCCCGCCTTCGATGCCGCCGTCCAGGGCCGGGCCGTGCTCGGCGACGAGGACGCCCGGGTGCTGCTGGTCGAGGCCGACGAGTTCGAGCGCCTGCGCGCAGCCCTCCTGGCCGACGACCTCGTGGCCTCGTTCGCAACGGGCTCGGGCTCGCATCCCCACTTCATCCCCCACCTCACCCTCGGCTACGGGGCTCCCGCCCTCGACGGCCTGGAGGCCCCGGCCTCGCTGCCCTTCGACCGCCTCGCCCTCCTCGCCGCCAACGAGGTCACCGACGTCGCCCTCTCCGCCGCCACGCTGGTCGCCTCCGGCCTGCCCCACCTCCTCACCCCTCCGGCCGACTGGTACGCCGACCCCGGGCTCTCCGCCCCCACCCACCTCACCGTCACCGACGACGGCCGGGTCTACGGCCACCTGGCCCTCTGGGACTCCTGCCACACCTCGTTCGGCGACCGCTGCATCCGGGCTCCTCGCTCGGCCACGTCCTACGCCTACTTCCGCTCCGGGGAGGTGCTCTGCGCCGACGGCTCCCGCATCGCCACCGGGGCGATCACGCTCGACACCGATCACGCCCACATCTCCCTGGCCGCCTCGCCCGCCAAGGCGCACTACGACCACACCGGGGCCGCCGTGGCCGACGTGGCCTGCGGTGAGGACGCCTTCGGCATCTGGCTCGCCGGGGCCATGCGCCCAACGGCCTCGCCCGAGTCGGTGCGCGCACTCCGGGCGGCCGACGTCTCCGGCGACTGGCGGGGCATCCCCGGCATCGGCTCGGAGTTGGTCGCCGTGCTCGCCGTCAACGTGCCCGGCTTCCCGGTGCCCCACCGCCCCACCCTCAACGCCCGCCACAAGGGCGACCGGCTCCTCTCCCTCGTCGCCGGGGCCGCCCTGTTCACCCTCGACACCGAACGTGAGGCCATCGCCGCCTCCATCGGTCGTGACCCTTCCACCCGGCGGGCCGAGTTGGCCGCCCTCGTCCACGCCTAGGAGCGCCTCGTGGCCTGCGGCTGCATGAAGAAGAACCAGCCTGGCGTCAATCAGCGCCTCGTCGCCTCGGCCACCCCGGCCCGGGTCGGCCCCTGGAAGGTCACCTACACCGACGGCTCCGTCGAGCAGTTCGCCACGCTCCTCCCGGCCCAGCGTGCCGTGCGCCGCCGTGGCGGGCGGATCGACGCCGCCTGAGTCCCGCGTTACGCTCCCCTCGCCCCGCCTGTAGCGGCCCGGCGCCCCGGCCTGTAGCGGCCTCCCGTAGTCCCGCTCACGCCCACTGGAGGGCCGCCATGCTCCGCTCCCGCCTCGATGCCTGGCTCACGCTCGGCAACCTGACCGCCGAGGGCGACCTCGTCGTGCCGGAGGACCTCACTCCGCTCTCCGATGCGGACCTGGCCTCCCTGCTGGCCGACGCCGTCGACTCGTTCGACTCCCTGTACGACAACCCCGACACCCCGGTCGCCGACCTGACCGCCCTCGCCTCCGCCATCCAGGCCATCAAGGGCGAGCAGGATCAGCGGGCCGTCGCCGCCGAGGCCGACGCCGAAGCGCGCACCGCCCTGCTGGCCCAGGTCCACCCCGAGGGCATTGAGGACGCCGAGAGCCCCGTCGAGCCCGAGCCCGATCCCGACGAGCCGCCCGAGGCCGAGGTCGAGGTCGTCACCGAGCCCGAGCCCGAGCCGGTGCTGGCCGCTGCTGCGCCCGTCTCCCGCCCCTCGGCTCGCTCCGTCCGGCGCTCCGCTCCCGCCGTGCCCGCTGGCCCGGTCACCCCCGGCGTCACCATCGTCGCCGCCGCCGACCTCCCCGGCATCGTCACCGGCTCCCGCCTGGCGGGGCTGACCGAGGTGGCCGCCGCCGCCACCGCCCGGGCGCAGATGCTCAACGACCCCTCGCCCAACATGCCGGTCGCCCGGTTCAACCTGCCGATCCCGGCCACGCTCACGGCGTCGGGCTCGCAGGAGGAGGACTGGGACGTCATCCAGGCCCTCACCGGCCTCACGGCCCAGCAGAACCTCCTCGCCTCCGGCGGCTGGTGCGCTCCGTCGACCCCGCTCTACGACCTGTACGCCATCGACGCCGCCTCCGGGCTGCTGGACCTCCCGACGGTGCGCGCACCCCGGGGCGGGCTCCTCATCCCCGAGTCGCCCGACATCTCCGACGTCATGTCGCACCCCTGGCTCTGGACCGAGGCCAACGACGAGAACCCCACCACCCCGGCCACCAAGCCGTGCATCAAGGTCCCCTGCCCGACGTGGAGCGACTGTCGGCTCGATGCCCACGGCATCTGCGTCACCGCCGGGAACCTGCAGGACCGGGCCTTCCCCGAGATGACCCGGCGCTTCATCGCCCTCGTGCTCAACGCCCACGCCCACGTCGTCTCCAAGCGCATGATCGACGCCATCGTGGCGGCCTCCGGCGCCGCCATCGTCGTCACCGCTGTCGGCCCCTCGACGACGGGCGAGTTGCTCGGCGCCGTCGACCTCGCCATCGCCGACTACAAGAGCAAGTACCGCATGGCCGAGGGCGCCGTGCTGGAGGTGCTCCTGCCCGCCTGGACGGAGGAGGTTGTCCGCTCCGACCTGGCTCGCCGGGCTGGCGTGGACCTGCTCTCGGTCACCGACGCCCGGGTGCGGGCCTACTTCACCGACCGCAACGCTGCGCCGCAGTTCTTGCAGGACTTCCTGCCCCTCTCGCCCGCTGGCGGGGCTCCGGTTGTGGCCTTCCCCGCCAACATCGACTTCGTCGTCCAGTCGGCCGGGACGTACATCAAGGCCGACAACGGCACGCTGGACCTCGGCGTCGTGCGGGACTCGACCCTCAACGAGACGAACGACCACACGGCCGCCTGGTCGGAGCAGTTCTTCTCCGTCTGCAAGGTCGGCTACGAGAGCCGCCTGTACCGGGTCGCCTCCACGCCCAACGGCGTGACCGGCTGCTGCGACGCTGGCGGCGGGGCCTGAGCCCCGGCCCCCGGGGGAAGGGAACGCCATGAGCCAGGTATCTGACCGGGAGGTCGTCGACCCAACGGTGCTCTCCGTCGTCGTCACGGCCTTCCGGCGTGCCCGGCTCCGGGTGCCCGACGCCTGGGAGCCGCCCTTCCTCATCGACTTCGGCGACGGCTCGCCGCAGGTGTCGACCGACTCGCACCTCCTCGACCACGAGTTCCCCGCCCTCGCGCAGTACGCCGTGCCCTGCGAGGGCGGGCTCACCGGCTACGAGTTCACCGTCTCCGCCGACGACATCGGCCAGAACGAGGCCTCTCGCACCGTCCGCTTCTGCCCGGCCCCCACCTCCCTCACCGTGGCGCCCTCCGGGCCGGAGGTGTCCGCTCCGCCCTACGTCGGCCGCTCGGGCACCCTGCTCGACGTCGCCTCGGTCACCGACTCGGCCGAGCCCTCGTGGACCTCGGGCTTCATCACCCGGGACCCCTGCCCCGGCTCGGTCGACACCGACCTCGGCTCCTGCCTGGCCGCCCCGGTGCCCAAGTCTCCCGGCGTCGGCTCCATGTTCGACGGCTGGGCGCCCTTCACGGTGTACGCCTACTACTCCTGCTCCCCGGCGGGCATCACCGAGGAGGAGGCCCGGGCGGCTGCCGAGGGCACCCTCACG